AATTTAGCTGTTATTAACACAAACTTAAATATGTATTATTCAATGAGAACATTTCATCTAGAAAATCTTGAATTTAGGTTATCAAGGAAATTAGAAATATTAGTTACATTTGAAAAAGTGGCTTCCAACATGTCAGGTAATTGTAGTGTTCACAAAATTTTATGCAATCAATTAAGGCAAAAAATAGCAGGATTAACTTTGACAACTACAGGTTGGAAAAATTGTGTAATAGATCATTTTAATGATCAATCATTTATGTATATCGATGGTAATGGTGAATCAATAATCTCATTTGCAATAATTTTGACTAGTGAAAAGAAACCAAACATTAATTTATTAGAAGGTCAAACGAAAGTTTTAAACAATGAAACATTATTATTTTACAAAAGCAAATTTTTAAGTGGTTTACCAATAACGCAAGGACCATGCGACAAATTAATAATTTATACTTTTGATAATAGAAAACATGATAAATATGATCATTTGAGTCATATACACGAAGCTAACAGAGTGTATAATATTGATGAAACTGGTGCTATTAGTGAAATTAACAAAGATTGTTTTGATGAAACACATAATTCAGCTTATAATAGATTTTGTCTATATAGGGGAGAGCAAATGTTTTGCCATGAATTTGAAAATAAAAGGGTAGCTACGGGTGAAGCTGCTATGTTTTTAGACTCAATTCAAAAAGGCTCTAACATATTAACAACAGATAAAATTGCAATAGAATGGTTTAGTGTATTTCAACAAAAAGGAAATTGCAATATTGGGAAAATTAATGTCGACCAAGCAATAATCATTTTGAAAAGTTTTAAAGAATATGGATTAATTAAAACTTCAGAGTTTGAACCATATACTGGTGTAAAAATAAATTTAATACCAGTTCAATTAAGAAACATATGTGTATTTGGTGATGAACAAGTTTTCTATGTACATGGTTGTGCAACAATGTTTCAACCAAAGACAAGAGGTAAAGGAGGTATCTTCATTAATATTGGTGAATCAACGAATAACACAGCACCTTTATGGATACAAAACAAAGAACTACGTTTATCACAAAGAAAACAAACTGGTGAATTTGAATCAACTAAACTTGAACAAACATGGGATGAACAACAATTATATGATTTAGGAAACAAAATACAAACATGGTACAGTACAACCAATTTATTCTTTGAAGACAATAAAGAAGAAAAAGGACAGAAGGATGTGCATTATTTAATTGAAACAGATAAAATAAATCTAAAAGATGAACCTTTTTATTTTAATGATTTTTATTCATTAGAATTTTGGTTAAGGAAGGATTTAACAGGAGAAAACTATTTTCTATTACCAACAGAAGGTAGTTTAACATTTAGACATATAAGCAAAGAATATACCCATAAATTTGAAACAATGGTAGAACACCCAGACAGAGTTAGGCCAGTTTTAACAAAAAGAACAGATGCTGAAGAAAGGGCAATTGTTAGTAGAATATATGGTGTTAATAAATTTAGAAATAAACGTTATAGTTTAACAAATAATTTAATAAGATTTGTAGATACATGGTTAAACCCTAATACAGTATCCTTTCTTTCTTATCATCATGATGAGCCAATTAAGTTTGATTTAAATGCAACGAGGAATTGGATCAAAGAATGTTTAACACCTGAAATAGCAAAGAATGAATTAGAACAATCTTTTTTAACAGGTTGGACATATAAACGTATGTCTGATGCAAAAATACATTTGAAAGTTGAAAGTCTATTAAAAGAGGAACCAGTCATTAATGATGAGGAAACTAATGCCCGTATTATAGTTTGGCAATCGAGATTTGTTGCTGCCCTATTTACACCAGTTTTTAAAGAAGCAAAAAGAAGGTTAAAATTATTATTGAAACCAAATATTCTATACACTGATGGGTTAGATTATAATGTAATCAAACAATTTCTTAAGACATGCAGATGTAAAAACATGGTTTTTTCAGATT